CGAGTACCTTTTGCTCTATAGAGGTCCTTGATATTTTTTAGAATATTTCTTTGATCTACTCCTGCCGCCAAACTTCGAGGAATAGTTTTCATAAACGATTCTTTGAATCGGTCAAAGAAAGTGTCTACCGTATCATCAACATCTGCATAAGACATTAGATTGGAAACATTCTCAACCGGATTGGCACGATACTTACTTATAGTTCCAGTAGCACCCGAAGTTGCACCAGTAATCTTTTCACCTATAAGAAAGGCGTTTTGTGTTGATATAAAAAGTCTACTGTTGGTATTGATATCTTCAACACGAACTGTTGCAGTAGCCTTAGAGCTCTCTCCAGTTATAGTTTCACCATTTTCAAATACAGATATGCCGGAGTCCTCAAGAACAAACTTATTATCTTGTCGGCCGGTAGGACCTTGATCCTCGTTTTGTAACTGAATAAAGTTAACATCATCTTCCATCAAAAGTTGGTCAACAGCACCAATATTAGTTAGTGTAAGTTCAGCACTTTCTAAAAACTCATAGTATTTTTCAAGAAAGGGAATAATGCCAGCGTTGTCTGCTCGGACAAACTCTGGAAACTGTTCTGCTATTCTTACAGAAACTTTTTTATCTAATTTTTTCATTAGTAACTAGATGTTGTGGAATAATCTGTTCCAGCATTAGATGTTCCAGCCGCAATAGTATCTGCACTACCAGATACACTCATATTGGTAGTATCTATTTCAAACACTTGATTTCTTACAGGTACCAAATCGTTAGATGCCGGTTTCACTGTAAAAGTAATAGTTCCACTAGCATTAGAAACTGACGTTATGTTTATGGAGTTTATAATAATCTCTCCAGTAGAATAGTTGATAGTTCCTGCCTCGGGGTCTACTGTAGTTTTAGTCGAACCCGTCAGATAATAAGTTTTCATATTACCAGCACCATCATCATCCAAATATAACGTGTTAGTATTTCCATCTATGATAAATCCTGTAGAGGATACTACAGGTGCCTGACCAGAAATATCTCCACCACTATGCTCAATAGCATTTGCAAAGTCTATAGTATATTTTGTTGCAGTGGCCAAGGTCGGTGTCAAATCAAAGGACGCTCGAATACTTGTTATGTTAGAAAGAATAGAAGTATCCACATCATCTATCTTTCTTGTGAATTGAGAGAACCGAAATATCTGTTCAAACTTTTCTAGATTAGTATCACTAAAATTCTCTATCATTGTAGTAATTTCAGTTTCAAGGTCTGAAACTGTTTTAGTGGTTGATGAATCATTAAACTTGAATGATACCGTAGGTATAATTTTTATAGTAACAGGATCAATAAACTCTGGTGTGATACTTGCAACTGTGTAATCCTTCAAAGACTGTACCAAATCTGATTTTGTAGTTGTCGTTAGGTTGTATCCAGTCTTTGGACGAATACTCATATACACCTTACCATATACCGTAGGACTCGCATACTCCCCACCCCACACAGCAACCGATTCAATGTTTGGGTATAACTGATGAAGTAGTGCTTTATAGTCAGCAGCAGTAACTGCTCTATTTTGTGTAGCATAACTAAAGGGCGCATTGTATTTTATAGAATCAATATTTTCAGCAATGGCTCCACCAGAAGCAGCTGTTTCTGTTGCAACCGTAATATCTGTACCCGTACCTATAGCACCTGACGATTGAAATACTGAAGCTCCGTTTGCATCTGTTCCATTTGTTATCACATAAGATGCCTTGACAATATTACCGTCTGTCAATTTCTTACCAACAACACCATCACCAAAATATATCTCCCATTCACCAGCAGTAGTTTCTTGTGTGAAGAATGCTGCCGTTGTAGATTTTACATCAACAAGATTGTTTGCTTTGGTGTAGGTTGTCAGTGTAGAATCTGTGGCACTAGTCTGTACTTGAATCGTCAAGGTAGAAATGTCTACATTATCATTAGGAAGAATAAACTTCTCATCTGAGTCCGAAGCGTTATGAGTAAATTCTGTCGTAAGATAAGTTCCTTCGTAAACAGGAATATTAGAAAAGAGATACACACCATCAGATGGTTGAATAGTTCTTGCAGTGATGTTTACAAACTGATAAGACTTTCCACTAACATTGGTTGTAAACACATGACCGGCCGACATAGTGAGGGACCCACCAGTTGCATCATTGACTGTGACATTGATATATGCAACAGGAGCAGTTACGGATACTGGTGTATACCCCAACGCCTTTGCATGAGATACTACAGAATTTCTTTTGACCGCAGTATCAAGGAACATTTCATTTGCAGCCATGTTGGCCATAAAGGCATTGTAGTGTGTATTATAAGCAAGAACGTCTAAAAGGATATTCAGACCCCCTCCTTCAAAATCATAGTCAGTAAATTCCGACTGACCCTTGAGATAAGTTTTGAGATTTGTTTTGATTGTATCAAAATCTAAATCTGTAACTTCTAGTTTACCAGCTGTGTTTAGTGCCATTTATCTTACCTTGTCTAAAAATACTTCAATGTCGTGTATCTCGTTGGGTACATTCGCCAATGAAAAACTTACAGTAATGCCTAACTTGTTTTGGTCTAACTCATTATATCCTCGACCATCATTCACCTTTACTTCTTCTAAAACAACTCTCGGTTCATAAATGGATATCACATCTTCTATTGCAGCCTGTAGTTCTACTTCCTTCAATGGAGTAAAGTTTTCAAATAGAGAACCATGAACCCCACCACCAATCTCTGGATGAAATGGTTTCTCTCCAGAATTGAGTAACACCAGATTTCGGACTGATCTTTTGACAGCCTGTATATCTGTAACCTTACTCACATCAGAGGATGTGGGATGCTTTGTAAAAAATAAGTTTAGGTCCTTATAGATGAAAGTACTTCTAGGACTCTCGTTTACTGCTTGGGCATCATCGTACCCTGTGTTATATGTAATAGGCATATTTACTATTTATATCATTTATTATTGGTTTCCACCACCACCCTCATCCGACCCACTGTCGTATGTAGTATCATCAACGTCTGTATTATTAGTATTACTATCTGCAGCGTTGTCTGTTGTAGTAGTACCTGTCGCAGCAGCAGCACTATCACTTTTCACTCCATGGAGACTACTACACCCATTGGGAATAGTCCAAGAACCAGCAGTACTATGAACAACTTTTACATTTGGACCATAGGCACACCCATTTTTAGAAAATCTAAATGTTGCCCTGTTACCATTTGTCTGTCCTGAATAACTACCTTGCTCTCCATTCACTGTACAAGTTCCACCAATAACACCTATAAGAACAACCAACTTCTTATTTTTCTCACTAATAGGTTTCCAACGTAAATTTCCACCTCCGCTTGCATGACCGCCCCCGCCACCCTTCTTCCTACCAGTTGTTTTCTTATGACTACCATCTGGTCTGTCAGGAAGAGTTACTCCCGCACTCTTATTCCAAGTACCATCAGTAAAGGCACCCAGACCAACATTATATTTGGCCGTTACACTTACCTCAGCTGAAGTGACTTTGACTGTAACTGTTGCTGAGATCAAAGACATTACTCTACCTCCTCGTTATGTAAATCTCTAATCTTTTCAGCATTCTTATTGAGGGCCAAACCTGTTGATCCTGCAAAAGGATTCGTTTGTGGTTTACCCAAATCATCCATACCAACTGAGGGCCCGGTCATCTGCATCCAGTTTACATGAGTCGCATCAGAGAGTGCTCCCCAAGTACCTATATCGCCTTCGGCATTACTATAGGCTCCAGGTAGTGCGGCTGTCACAGAGTCTGCTGCTTTGAAAGCAAAGTTTACTCTGGCCTGTAATGTATTTCTAGACTTTGGTGAATCAGTTAGGTCTACAGTAGCCCCACCTTCATGTACGATAGCACCTCCAGGTAATTGTTGATTGCCGGCAAAGTCTGAACCAAATGCCATCCCTGCAAACGGATCACCGTGAGGTACTTTCAAAACTATTCTACCACCAGAAGCTCCTAATGCCTTTGACTCAAGATGTATCAAACCACCAAAAGGTTCGTCTTGTCCACCCATACCATTATACCCAGTACCCACTTCTGTATCAGCAGCAAAACCATTGGCCAAGGCCTTGATCTGTGCACCATGAAGATTGATAGTATTTTCCAATGCCTCAATGTTTACATTATGTCCTCTGAGGTTCAAGTCTCCTTTGGCGTGTATGTCAATGTTGTGGTCAGAGACTAAACGAATATTCCATTTGGCTCCAACTGTCATTTGGTCATTCGCTCGTATCATCACTTCATCATCACCCGTCCAAAGTATCTTACCCTTTACATAAAGATAATCATCGTGAATGGTTAGATTGTGATTGTCTCCTACGACCTTTGTAGTTTTATTACCACTGTCATCAATCTCGTAATAGGTACCAGACCTATGTTCCTGATTGATTCTCTCTGCCCCAGGAGTATCATCATATTCCATGATGTGTCCTGACTCAGATTCATAAACATGGTTGTAAGGATATCGGGCGGCATTCGCTGAAGTAGGCTCACTCCAATAATGTGTCATTATTTCCGCAGTTCTCTCCCCACCACTAAAAGCATCTTTACCACCGTCAACAAACATACCATGACCTATGTTGATCCACTTCTCTCTTGTCTCTGCTCTCCGGGTTATACTCCAATGACCGTGAAGAAGAACAACACCCCCACCCTTATATTCGGAGAACTCGGGTGCACCAAGTGGATAGTCCCAATCAGCAGTCGTGGCCATGGGATTAACTTTTACGTTAGCGGAATACGTTGTTAGATTTTTAGCACCCTTCTCTGTTCCCGGTCCAGAAATACAAGTACCATCGGCCGATCCTAAAACAATAGTAAATCCTGCCTTGGCTGTTCCAGAAACTTTGTTTGCCCGAAAACGTCTTCCATTTAGTTCTTGCATTCCCATCACACCAGAGATCATTATAACATCACCCGTTTCAAAAGGTTCAGTATGTCCTCCCTCTGTTGTAACTGTAATAGGAGCGGTATTTGTAATATTGGTTATCTTCATACCACCCTTGGCCAGACGATTGATATCTTCTCTTGGAATAGCAACTCGTTCCGATCCCTTCACATCAGCGAACTTGCGTTGGCCTCCTATCTTACGACCAATAACTGCATCATCATATAACTTTTCTACTCTTTTATAAGTTGAAGGACCATAATGATCTTTGAGTTTATTTTTGGTAGTAAAATATAAAGCCGGGTACGGTTGTCTATATTTTTTACTAACTTCTTTGAGGACAGGATAACTAATTTCGGCCCCATCAAAATAACCGGTACTAATAACATGACCCAAGTTTATATTGGACATATTATCACTCTTACCAGTTTCAGTCCAGAACTTCTCTGCATCTTCAGGAGGACCTACCAGTCGTCTAGTAGTTCCATATGTTTCGTAAAGAACATCTGTATGGGTTAGGGTTGTAAAGTTTTTATCAACACCTTTAGGTAGAGCAAGAGCTTCATGTCTTGCTTTGGCATATGATGCGGCCGCCCCATAAAGTATCTCATCACCATACATCTTCATTCTATCAAAAGCACCATCACCCCAATTGGTATGTGTATCTACAAAATCTGCTTTGGGTGTAACAGTACCGGAACCTTGATATCTCCAAGAGTTTCTACCTGGGGGGGATGGAATTGTAGCCAACATGGATTCATCATTCAAATCAAAGAAACCATATTTACCATCCTTTCTAGCACTACCCCAACTACCTTTACCGCCACCACCACCTTTATGTTCTTCGCTTTCTCCTTGAGAAGGAAGAACATTTATACCAGGGAGAACACCTAGCACAAGCCATTCCTGTAGTAAGTCTGTATCACGACACATACAGATAACCCATACACCTTCTTCAATCCCTGGATGAGATTCACCAACACCCGAGTGGGTATGGCCTCCCACCGGGAGCATTACCTGGCTCCACGGCAAATCTTCTGTGGGAATTTTTTCAGTATCTTCTGTGTGAAACCCTAGTAATCGAACCCGAACTCTACCTAACTTACTAGGGTCTTGACGAGATTCTACTACGCCCATTGCGAACGCAACTTTGTCTAAACCAAACCATCCTATATTATCCATTACAATATTTATAATGAAAATACTAAATATGAATATTGAACGACCCTAACATAGAACTCCTATCAGAGTGTATTACTGATGCCCACAAACGTATAAAACTATACGAGATGTTACAGGGTGGACTATGGTATGCGATATTTCGTTCTAACTCCAATCAGGAAATTCTAAAAGAAAAAGAATTGATAGAGGAATTGGAGAGAATGAAATTAGATGTTATAGAATGGGACCAGAAAGTCCGCAGACGCAGCAAGGCCCCCTAACCGTTTCATCCATCGGGAGAGGGGGCTCTTGATGACCTACTGATTATGTAGTTGGCCCGAGGCTCATCATTACATAATTCACTATGAAAAAGACCCCGATGGTCTTTTTTCGGTAGGATTTTTCTATCATGTATTGCCTACTATCATTCGTAGGACTTTTTCTCTATTATTGCGATTCACACCGACTGACAGATCGCAAGTCTGCCAGACAATCAATATCGTTTCATTATCTATCTCCATGAAAGTGATGGTGGCCATCTGTATGATGGGTATGTGAGTAGTGCCCATGCCAATGTGGCTGATAACACCTCCAGTTGTGCTGATGAACAGTTCCTCGATGATCGTAATACTGTGGAACATATGGACCAACGAACTGACCATTTACACATTTACTGTGAGGAAGTCTTGCACAGTTATAACCATAAATGTTACAACCATGAGACAAGTAATATTCTCCACAGTGTACAGGTGTGTGGCCATGGCCATGCCCGTGTCCATGCCCGTGTCCAGGCGGGGGGTAGTGACCATGTGGAACATCAAACAACCAATCCAAGGTGATACTCCAATGTACATCATCTGCATTGGTCGGCACACTCATGCCAAGGGTCAATGCTACTAAAGTAGCTCTCAAAAAATTATTCAATCTCACTTTTCTTCTTTCTCCAATCTGTCCATGCATCTCCATTATGTATTTCCCCAACAACAACATCTTCCTTCGGGACCCAAACTTCACAACGGAGTTCCAAATCTTTCACTTGATACTTTGTATCTTCTCGGTTTCTCGCTATGACCAGTCCACGTCTTGTAATACGTTTGTGGTCAACGACCGGTAAGTCTGCCAAAGAGTGCAGACCGCCAGGACGGTCATACTCATCAACAGGCCATTCGGCCTCATAATAACATCTGTAATGCGTTTCTTCACTCATAATATTGCTCCATATATGCTTTATACAACTTGCTCTCTAACCTATAAGCCTCTTTCTCCCATGGTGCATCATCGTATGTTATAGTATTTAGTTTGTATCGTTTGGTCTTCCATTGAGTCGTATTATCGTCGTAGTCCCAAAGTTCTTTTCGTAAAAACTGTTTCAGATGTACAAACTCATGTGCCAACCAAGTCAGGATATTCTCACGATCATGTTCCATACCGGTGTCTAGGTCAATTTGAAATTCTCTTGGTTGAGTCAAACTCCCAGTTATAGAACAGAACCCATAGGCACCAGCCTTTTGTTTCATATCTTTGACCAGTTGAATATCTACAATGAGATTATCAGAGTTTACCATTCTATTGCCAAGCAAACAAAAGGCATAATAGTATGACGCATCTGTTAGGTCTCGCACAAGGTCCTTGTTATGACTTCGATAACCATCAATGTACAGATTCATCTGGTTCAATCTCCTTGAACACAAAACGAATGACGTATTTGGTGTGTTCCGTTACCCATGGTTTATCCTCACGGGCGAACCCACCGTGGTCTTGTATCCACTGTCGAGCATCTTCGATATCATCAAACTCAGCAAGGACAGTAAACTTGCGTTGTTTTACATTGTGCATGACTAAATTTTTGTCGGCACCAGTAAACCCAAGGTTCCTGTGATCGTAATCGCACACTTGAAACTTCTCAATCTGCGGCATAATAACTGACATATTTTTCTCCTGTAAAAAGTTGGGAGTGCCCCTCAACCAGGGCGGGACACCCCCTGTTCACAATTTTAGTTGAACGAATAACCGTCATCATCGTCCTGTTCGTCGTCGTCATCAACATCATCAGCTTCATTCTGCTGGGACATAATGTCATCAACACTCACACCGGCATCAACCTTGGTGTACAGGTCAAGAAACGACTCCTTCGTTTCCGAATCGAAACGTGACACGCACATTTCAATGGCAGACATCTTGTTATCGAAAATGCCATAGGCACCTACGATGTGAACCAGACGGCGAGTGGAGATGATCTCATCAACGCCACCGTCCATGAACGTCTTGCGAATAACGTCTGCCCATTTGATAAGGTTATCGACAAAATCATCGTCGGCCTTATCAAGTTTCGCCAACTCATTGACGAGAATTTTCTTCTCAGTCTTGTTGGTCGGGTACGACTGCTCCAGGGTAATCGGGAACCGCTCGAGGAACGCCTCATTCAGTACGTTGGTACCGATGAACCGACCATCGTCAGAACCCTGGCCCTTGGTGTTGGCCGTAGCAATGACTGTGAAACCCGGTGTCGGGTGTACCCACTTGCCAATCTTCTTGATATAGATACTGGATCCCTCAAGGATAGGCTGTAAGCACATCACCTTGTTGGATGCCAAGTCGATTTCGTCAAGCAGAAGGACTGCACCACGTTTCATCGCCATCACGACAGGACCATCGTGCCAGACAGTCTCACCATTCACCAGACGGAAGCCACCAATCAGGTCATCTTCATCCGTTTCGATAGTGATGTTGGTACGGACAAACTCACGTTTGAGTTTCGCACACACCTCTTTCACCATGAGGGTCTTACCGTTGCCGGACATCCCCGTGATAAAGATGGGGTAGAACATCTTGGACTTCACAACCGATTTCACAGTGTTGAAGTTTCCGAAAGACACATACCCGTCAAAGGTATCCGGGACATAAGAGTCCTGTTCCTCAAGAACCGAGATGGCCGTGGGTGCCATGGCAACAGCCGAGACACTTTCAGTCGCCTGTACCGGTGCCGGAGTCGGAGTAGTCGCACCACACTTGCCATCGACTGTCGGCAGGTAGTACTCACCACGAACGCCAGTCTTGAGTTTCTTGAGCCAAGACGGGACTCCGGCAAGACTCAATGATTCCTTGACGGCCATCGCTTCGGGCCGTGTGATAGTCGTGCGGTTCTCGCCCAACATCTCACGTGCGGCATTCACAAAGTCCACCTTGCGGTCGTTCATATTGATAATTTTCATACTGTTTCCTTTTTCAGTTGTTTACGTTTAGACTATCAAGTCCATGATTCGGTTAGCAAGATAACGGTTGCCCGTTTTCTGCTTTTGATGTTTCATAAAGAGGGTCTTTAGTTTGCCCTTGGTGATATCTTCATCGACCTCACCCAGGCCACCCTCACTTGTTATGTTCTTCATTGTGGGAATGACATAATACTCATCATACCCAGCCGTTGTTACTGTTGCGAATCCCTCCTCGCGGATTTGTTTCCGGGCCTTCTTATGTTTCGCCGGATAAGAACTTCTCCAACCCAGGTACTTCTCAAGAATACTCCGACCAACAGTTTTACCCTGTACCAAAAAGATGCCGATATTGTTTATACCATAACGGTCCTTCATCAGTTTCAGAAGGAACTGCACTTGCAGTTCAGCCCAATGGCCATAGTGTCGTACCATGTTCGCCTTCGCATAACTCGGGCTAGTAATGTTGTACTGCTTTCTGGTAATCGGATCCTGATAATAGATATCAGTTCGTCCCATTGTCAGATGCTCATACCCAAAACCACTATCGGTATACTCGTCAACTCGTTTTCTCCAGCAACTGTTCGCTTCGCCATCGGTCAATGTGATAAGGTTCACCTTGTCCAGTTTGTAATCTCGTTTGAACGCAGGCAATATCTCATTCATCACCATCAGGCCTTCGACCAACGGGGTTGAACCCAGATCAAACTTGCCCCATCCTGTACGATTGTAATAATCCTGGTTCGTGAATCCAAACTGATACAGATTATACAGCGATTCGTTTTGTTTCTGACCAGACTGTCGTGAGGACACAAGGTTCAGTAAACGAAAGCCTCTGGTATCGTCCATGGCGATATCGTGATGGTTCTGTTTCCACAGAATCGGATACTTTCTACGAATGTAATCCTCATGGGACTCATCATCACGTTGCTCCACCTTCTCGTTATACCACTGATTGGTGAACGCATACACTTCAAACGGTATATTGACCTTTGAACAGAACCAAACAAGGTTCAGAACCTGTTTGATGGTGTCAAACATCTGACCGTGCATCGACCCACTCCAATCGAGGAGCATCAGCAGTCCATGGTTCTTGCCATCATGCACAATCGCACGTTTCAGAAACAGGTCATCGTTATACTTGTATGAGTGCAACGCATTCACATTCAGCACACCCGTCTTATTGATCGAGGTTCGCTTGTATTCCTCTGCAGCTTTCTTTCGTTCAAACTCCTTGACCATGTAATTCACGATCTTGATTGAGGCATTACGGTACGACTTGTAATCAGCACGCAACTCGGGTTCGAGCTTCGGCATAAACTGGCCATCGTATCGGTCCTTCTCATATTCTTCCATGTCGGCAATTTTTTCAGCACTGGCCTTGTACATTTGTTCAAGTTTGTCCGTCATGCCTTTACGAACCACGTCATGGTTGATGATGAGAGTATTCAAATTCGGCTTCGGCAGATTGATATACATTCGATTGGCCGCATAGGCATCTCGCAGTTCTTCAATTCTGGCTTCATACTCGGCCTGGGTGTTGACTTCCTCGTCATCCACCTCGTGTTCTTCTTTGTCGAACCCTTCACCGGCAGATTCCAGATCGTCAGTCGGAACTTCGATTTCCTCACCGTCGCCAATGTTATCATCAGACTCCTCAAAGCCCGGAAAGAATTCCTCAGGAAAGGCCTCTGGTTCGTCCTCTTCGGCATAGTGCTTCATAATCTCTTTAGAAACACGAACCGCATCGTCAAAGGTTTCGCATTGTTCGACCAATCGAACCAGATACAGTTCGCTGTCAAAGAACGGAACACACAAAGACGCACCGCCCTTAAAATGTATGTTCAAACGATCAAGGAGGTTCATCTCGTCCCAGCGTTTTCCCGAAGCCAACTCACCGAAGAAGCCTCTTTCAAAGAGTTCCCGATAGCCGGTCACGAAACAAGCACGCAGACCAGGATACTTTCGCTGAACTTTTCTTTCGATACGAGGATCTTCCACGATGTTCAGGACATTCTTCGACACGCCTTCCTTGACAATGGCCTGTTCCCAGGCATTCTCGGGTGTATACAAAGAGTGACCGACCTCATGTCCGATCAACATATCAATCAAAGAAGATGAGACATTCTTCCAAACCGGTAGAGTCAACACACGTTGCTTTACATCAAACGAAGCCGTCTTGGCATTCGGATCATGCTGAACAAAGATGTTCTCCTCGGCCAACAGTTTGGCTAATTGATTTTTGGTTTTCATGTAAAAAATTTTCCTCGCGATTTTAAATCGCATTTCGCTTTTGTGGTTGCGTTTTCGCTACTGTGGTAGTGTACGATAAGCATCCTCTTACACGTTTCGTTTCTCAGGAAGACCCCTATAGGCGTTCTCCATATACCAACGATTGACAGCAACGCCATCCACCATCTCTTTTATATTGAGAGGGGAATGCTCAGGGTCCATTCTAGAACCATACTCGTTTTTGAACTGCTGAATCGCAGCATAGTGTTGAGTAGCATCGACCCATGTCTGTCTCATGCTACCCGCAATGTTACGATAGATGATATGGTATCGCTTGTTAGTGGCTTTCAATTTCATTATACGGCTCCTTGTAAAGCACGTGACCAAAAGGTCGTGTAAAAGTTATATTCGGAGATACCGAGGTCATCAAGTTCCTCAGGCATCATGTCAATCTCGTAAGCTTCGATACGATGATCGGCATGGAGTTCCTTTTGAAAATCCTCCATGCGTTGTTTGTGTGTGATGTCTAGCGAACTATTCATCAAACGAAAATACTGCTGACCTGTCTTGGTATCAACAAAGTCAACAGTATAAAAAATCGGTTTCGGCATTCTATATATCCTTAGGGGCCTTTTGGTTTTCTTTCAATATCCTACCGAGAGGCCAGTTTATGGGAACCCACAAGCGGGGTGGTGGTTTTCAGACTGTGGTTAACCCGGTTCTACGGAAGGAGACTCAACAGGCCATCTACCAAGACGTTCTGCGGTCCCATATGTGAGGGCCAATTCATGTCGGCCACTGCTATCAGGACTCCTACCATGGCCACAAAGGCAATCAAGGCAATTCGGTCACTCATTTTGTATCCTCTTAGCGAGTCACGGCATTCAGTGGGAGGATCCCCTAGTCTACTAAAGACGCCAGTAGCCGCAACTCAAGTCAATACCATTATTATGACAGGTCTGATAGTCTATGTCAAACGTCCTTGTAACCCCTTGATTTGTAAGAGGATTTTCACTAGGATACTCTGATGGTTTGTCCCAATTTCTGTGCTGTAAGTGTTTGATTTGTATACGTTATTTGTTCTCCTGGTGCTGGGGCCCTTGAATGTACTACGATATTACCCATTGGACATTCAACCGGACATACAAAATGACTTTTCCCTTATATATCAATGATTTAGACTCGATTAAACCGGACATTCAAACGGACATGAGGATATTCGATGGTCATACTAGCTAGTCTGACAGGAGGAGGGTTGTGAGTCTAGGGCCAATACTGAACCGTCCTCTTATAATCCTCTTATAATCCTCTTGACATCCGCCGACCTTCCTGCGATAAAGAAGGATACTTGATACGCATAGGTAGTACACATTACGTTATTTGCAAGCGTTTGTTTATTGTCTTACGATATGGATACGTTTACGCACTTATACAACAGTATAGCTTACTAGGAGGACTTTCTTTTCTTTAGGAACTTCTTTTGTATCTCTTTCCATTTCTTTTGATCGCTTACGAATTCCTTGAACTTTTCTTCTTTCTTGTTTTCTTTAGTTTTTGTATTACTTTCCATTCTGGTGTCCATCCGAATTCCTTGTTTTCTTCTAGTCTATGATACTCGTATTCTGGATATGATAATATGCCCGTTCTACTATCGTGCCATCTTACTGTGATTGTTTTTCTTTTTCCTGTGGTAAGGTTTTCGAGTTCGATTTGATCGTTTTCTTTTAGGTTCATTCTGGATTCCTAGGAATTGTTCTATAACGTCCTTGGATTTATTCGCCGAAACATCCTGTAATTTTTCTATTGTTTTTTGTTTGAGGCGGCGGGCGCTCGGTAGTCTTATCTCTATTTCATCTGAGATTTGTCGGGTGAATTTTATGAGTCTTTCTTTGAGGGGTACCATTTGTTTAGTTCTTCGTTGATTTGAATGAGCTCATCTTCTAGCCAGCCACCAGGAGAAGTGATATCTGCCAGTACTGACTTGGATTGGTATTCGTTTATATACTCTGAATGGGCGTCATTATGAATCTCTTTGGCGAGGTTTTCTTGCGTCCGTCTGTATTCTTCATTATTCAACCAATAGTCTTTTTCACTATAACCATGTGCGTTTACGTCATTCATAAACTCCTTTTGGCCTTCGATGAGTTTTCTTATCTTGTCTTGTTTAGTTGTCATCTCCAGGCCACTCCAAAAATCGCAAAGGGGATCGCCAAGGCCAGGAGGCCAAGTATAAAACATCCTACTATAGCCAATACATATTTGATTGACTTTATAGGGTGGCGTATGAAGTATGCTAATATCAGTCCGACAATAAAAATGAATAGTATGATTTCCACTTGAAGGCCTTTATCCTAAAGTGATTAAGATATGGGGTGCAATCATTTCATACATTCCCCATAACAGAAGTACCACAAACACAGTTTTGATAATACGCATACACCATTCGTAGCGTGAGGTGCGCATGATATAACTATTTAGTGTTAATCCCATCTTCCAGCCTCCATCAGACTGTCTTGTTCAATCATCCAGTCGCTATTGAGCGGGCGATGATACTTTCGTGAAGTATGATATCCCCCCTTTAGTCTATTGTTTTTCGCCACCAGATTACGTTGGCGTTTTGATCGGACTTGATCCTTTGTCTTATCTCTCGGTTTCATTTTATCATCCAATATATAATGTGTAACCAACCATATGTCGCTAGTGCGTATATGATAGTTTTGAATAGCCAGTCACTATATGTCATCGGCCTATGTCCTTGATACACGATTTACTAATCACCTGATAGGGGCCTTTGTTATAGGCCGGTGCAATCGTATAATTACTACTATACGACTTGCGGGGCGGTGTGATTGCCCCGGTCAATCTGGTGTCCAGTGAAGGTATATCTCTCGTAGAGCATTGGGTTTCTTTACGTTTCAGTACGTCAATGCGCAAGGGATTCATGCTATATGATTCCATTAGTAACCTCGAGCTGACGCAGTGTTTATCGCATAGTGATAGTCTGATATCTGCTGAACATCATGCCCATACATGCGAAAGTCTATCGCAGCGGGACAACCCTGTAAGTGATATAGACAGTAATCAAGCACAGCCTCGTAACCCGTATAGGGATAGTTATCGCTATTACCCCAATGGGCACCACATTTAGATTCCTCTATCGCATCTTCATCAATAAACCTTTCCAATAGGCTCCATAGAAAGTAAACATTACCATCTGGACCATCAAGGTCGAGTATGTAGTTGGCACCACTGTCGCCGGGTCGTTTCTTGATTTCGTACATTACTTATCTCCATAGTCAATAATTGAGCGTTCACCAACTTTGTGTACACCCTTTGGCCGTTTGGCCGGGATTGCAGTCGGTGTAATGTCAACAGTAGTCGTCAGTGCACCCACTTGCGTGCATAATGTATCAACAACCTCTTCCAGATTTTCGATACGTTTTTCCAGTTCGTTTCGTTTAATGATTTCAGTCATCATCATCACCTTTTATGTAGTTTGCTACATGCTTGTCTGCGTCACACAATGTCTTATAGAATGCGCCGCCGACTTCCTCGCCATCACGATACTCGCGTACCATGTAACGTCCCATTGTTGGAGAGCCTAATACATGCTCACCCTTGTTCAATACTTCTATTGTCGCTTCTCTCATTTCGGTTTCCCAGGTTTAGTTACATCGCCGTGGGGATCTTTCCACCAATCAGCAAATGCATCGTATAAATTTTTGTACGCAGACTCCTTATCTAGTTGGAACTTGAGTACCCGTGATATCTCATCACGCTGTTGTCGACCTCTATCCCATTGTCTGTGATCGTCACTATACTGAAACGACCAATCATACTCATTGAGCATATGCCAGAAGTCTTGCAGGGTTATTTGACTCGCCATTTTCAGTTTGCGTGTCGGTATCTTGACCATTAGTGTAATACTCCTACAGCCTTACAGGCCTGTTCTATATCGACCTGCGCTAGTCCCGCAATGGCACCATCAGTAAGGCCTCTACTGTACATTTCCATAAGCATATACGATAATGTCTCACCATCCAATACGCCCACTTTGATATCATTACCAAGCTCAAGGCACATATCTCGCACCTCTTGAGCACGTTCTGCGTAAGGCGCTTCGTTTAGAAACTCCAGACCAGTCTTATAGTTCTCGGACATCTTTTAGGTTCTCCCTATATTCTTTGAGTTCAATATCTTCCCGTTGAACCCATCGGGTGTGTTTGGTATCAATAACTGACTGTATCAGTATACCCTCTTGCCTATTGAAGCATATGGTATTCGGGTCTATCTTGAGCACAGTCCAGTCGTGTTTGTTCTCTTGTTTTCTCAGTTGTCTATTACGCTGATTGGTAGGTAATAGTTCTACCATGTCTCCGATTTTTATCATTCAAATTCTATTGGGGTAGCCCCAAGAGCCTCCATAGTACCGTTGTAACAAAAAGTACCAGAGTCACCTTTCTTACCGCCATGCTGAGGTTTGAATACACCCTCTTTGATTTTCTTTTTCACATCTGCCTTGGACATTTCATACAGGTGAATTTCGTGAAAGTAAATAGCAAGAAAGACAACAGTATCATATTCCTGTTTAGGACGAATCTGCAAGAAACTAAAGCAGTCATCACTACCCTTGGTAATCATACTACCCTTGATTTCGATCTTCTCACCATCAACAATACGATCATGGTCAGTATTCGTAGGAGATTCTACGATCATACCAGCATTGGTAAAAATACTTTCCACGATTTTCTCATATCGTGAACCAGCCTGTTTAGCCTTCATACATTTCAGTTTGAAAAAGGGACTATCTTCCCAACGAGGGTCCATAATGTCAGCTTCGACAAGGTCGTTATCTACTAAATTGGAATAATCTTTAATCATAATATAATTGTATCAGGTATCTTATTGGTTGTCAAGGTGTCTACAAGTACGCCGGTAAACAAATCCAGGGCAATTACAGTGCTTATTACCATTAGGATATTGTATGACCATATACTTTATCTTGGGATTTGATTTTGATTGTGGCCGAGCAATCACGATAGGCTTGGCGGCCTTTTGTCTGGCCGCATCATATGCCTTTACACGGGCATTGGCCCATTGTTGAAGTTCGGTCACTGCTCCTCCCACTGCATTCTGTTCATTTCTTCGGCCCAGTTCTCATATTCGTTCCGGGTGTTTTGGTCGACGATACCACAAACATCGCAGGCCTCTAGAGGTGCCTCTTCCCACCGACCAGTGAAGTGTCGGGGGCGACCATTGTCTTCCGTATCTAACCAAGACTGGTCGAGACAAGCATCACAATAAATGATGAGCGTCTTGTGTTTCCCGTCAAGGGAGGTTTTTCTGTAAATCGTTGGCATTACTTATACTCCTGTTGTTGATTATCATCCTCTAATAGAGGAAAGTGTTTGGCCTCGTATGCCTCAATAAGTTCCATCAGATCCAGCAGTTCCTCAATCCTTTTTAGGGCAGCTCGGTATTCTGCATCAGTTTCAATTGGTTTGTTTATTGTCATATGTGTTCTGTCCTTCGTAAATTCTTGGCGCATCTTTTCAAAAGCTTCGACAACCTTTGGATCGTTCATAGCTTCGACAACCTTTGGATCTTTCATCCACTGCTTTTTAAGTTTGGTAATACTAGTCATGTTACAATGTTTACAGTTTTTATCTGCATCTCGTCCTTGGGCACTACCCCTATACGCAACTTAATCGTGGCTAATAGTGCTTGCAATACGACAGACCGGGTAACTGAAAACCGGAAAATATATCTCTTACTCCTCTTCCCAATGGCGATAATAAAAATGTTCACCAAGGGCATCTATTTCCTGTTGAGGATAACCATTCTCAACAAGCCATTTTTTTACATCCTCTACACCTTCTGGAAGCGGTTTAGGGAATCCGTATCTCCAACCAGAAGGAGGATCAATCATTTTAATCGTCACTTATACTCCTTATTTCAAGTAACTGGCGCCGTACTCATTTACCCTACTGGCACCAAAGTCATCTTCAAAAACATTACCCCGCACACCGTTAGGCTGTGGGGCTTTCCAACTACCAGACTTGAGAATGTCGCCATTTATCATATTGACAAATGTATGGACAGACCGAGATGGTCCACTGTAGTCGGCATAAATCACACGGGCATATTTGTTCCCGTACTCTGCCGAAATAACAGGTGGCTGGTCATGGGTAAACTTTGAGCGTTCCCAGTAGTCATTCATTTTGCCCTGCACCATTTCGATATACCCATCAATGCGTTCCTGTACGTCAATCGGATTCATCGTCTGGTCGGTCCAGGGGGTTGTGTGTTTCTTTTTTGCCATTATAGGTTCTCCATGATTTCGGCAATGTCAAAGGTCAGTACAGTGTCATCCGTGTCCTTTTCAAGGGCAGTCAGAATGTCCTCTTTTTCTTCATCGGTTACACCGTCAAGGATTTCCTTGATACTTTGTTTGACCTCGTTGTATAATGTTTCTGCTGGACTCATGTTACATCCCTCTGCTTTTTCATCCAAGTGATGTAAGCATCAAAATCGTGAGAGGCACCAACTTTGCTGTCGTGTCTCAGAGTGTCAATCCACAGATTGTAATAATAACTCACTGCGGTGTCATCCATTCGTGAGATGTCATTTTCTTCCAAAAGAATCGTGAAACCTGTACGGGTCATTCCGTCGCAGGGGTTTATTGTCAATGTTGTCATACTAATAACTCCTGTAGCATGTTGAAAGGTTTGTAGGTACGGGGAAGAGGTTTCTTCGCCCGGCGAGTAGCCAACGCATGTTTGTTGGCCTCAAGCATTTTGTTGTGCGCACACTGCTTGTCCCACTCAATGGCGTCGATTACGTCTTGCTGCATACTGTCAGCAGACGCACGAAGGTACTCAATGGGATCATCCATTGAATACCAACGAGCACGTACACCGTGAAGTGCTTTGTGGGTGTCGGAGAGGTAGATGAGAAGATCACGCTTCTCGTCCTCTTCGGCAGTGGTGTTGATTTCTTGAAACCAACCAGGTGCGAACATTAGTTGCGTCATTTTGTTTCCTTAAATGTAAAAGGGTTGATCGTCTGGATAACCGATGGTATCGAATACAATCTCACGAACCATGGTGTCGGTTGCCTCACCGTATTTTTTGTTCTTGGCCAAAGTAATAAGTCGGTCGAACACTAATGACCAAGAGTGGTTGTACTTTTTCGCTTCAAGCACGATACCCTCAACAAGGATATCACCACTTTCGCTGAACATACCATAACTGGTCGACATATATTCACCGGCCAATTCGCCGTCTTTTTCGATTTGTCCGTATTTTGACATTTTAGTTTCCTGTAGTTGATTTTTCAGTAAAGACCGAGTTCCCCATTATAATAACGGGTAAAGTTGTCAAGGTCTGTCGGTGATTTGAATGTCAGGTCAAAAACGATGGCCCCGGTGTCAGTGGTATTAAAGTCTAACCAATCACTTGTAAAATTGAAGTGGTTGGCAAGATTTAATAAATCACTAACAAAGGTTTCGGTACAATGTATATTGTGAAACACAAAGGGGGTCGTATAAGTATCTGACATAAGTAATCTCTAATATACTAATAGGGGTTATTCCCAATTACAGTAGCTATTATAGGTGGTCTGTACCCCTCTGTCAAGGTCGTAACCCATTGATTTTAAAGGGAAACGCAAAATAATTTTAAACCCTTGATTTGTAAGGGTTTTTTATCGACTCTAACTCATTGATTTTAAAGGGAAACCAAAAAAAGTTCTAATATCAGTCAAAAAAGGGGGCCAGTCCCGTATTTAAGGGGATATTTAGTGTTTCTTTTATAACCCGACTCAGAAGGAGATTAGAATATCGCCTCGATTTGATCTTTTGAGTAGCCCCCATATAGTTGGCCAAGAATAGTGATTGATAGGCCATCAGATAATGTTGCAATCGTGTATTATACAATTCGACAATCTTATGCTGTTTCTCTTGGGATATCTCAATATCACATTGTATCTGGTATGTGGTAAACGTACTTGGTGAGGCGTATACAGTCTCCCCTGGATTGAAGTGTGCCCCTAAAGGCCACTTGCCATTAGTCAATAGACTGATAAGAATATTAGTCCCCTCACCCTCTCGTAAAATACGCAAGTCTAAAGGATCTTGATCCTCGTAAATATGTTCAAAGAAACTATTACCTGGAATCCAGCCATACTCTTTTCGTAAGTCATAAGAGTTGGTATGCACCTCATCTGGATAATGAACTTCTATAGTCGTAAACATACTACTCTGCGGTATCCACCTTTTGAAATGAACAACGCATATCGCTGTAGTTGCATCATCAAACACGGGATACCTATAGTATCGTACACTCCTCATTTCAAATCGTGAGAAGAATAAATCTCTTATCTTACTACTGGACTCTGATACAAAGTTGGCTGGCAGTATCAATAAACCTTCTTCTATATCAGACGCTACCAATGCCGCCATGTGACATTTATATAAATCGTTCTGTCCCCATCTATCGTATGCTACCTTTACTTTATTCTTATTCTTAGCTAGATACGGTGGGTTGGTTACTATAAAATCACAGCCTTCAAACCAGGGATCCAATATACTATCGTTCGGTATGACAGACATTCCTCTTGGCTCTATATCATATGCCTTTACACCCTGTGCACCATTCTTGTAGCACCATACAGTAAGATCGCCATCACCCGCAAAGGGTTCACAAACAATCTTATTACGGACTAGGTGTTCAAAACCAGACAGTATCTCATCAGCATTTGTGGTGAAATACTGTCCGGTATGCTGCTTATGATTCTGTGCAGTATGACGTTTCATAATATAAAGTGTACACTATTGTTGAACTAAAGTCAATAGGTTTTGTTTGATCGTTTCAATTTCGTCTTTTAGGTGGAGTTTCTTTTTCTTGAGTACTGTTAGTTCTGCATCTGGCGTATAATACTGACAGTGCTCAATTTCATCATGTAGTTTTTTGTGTTTAGCGAGTAAGTGGTTATAATGATTTGCTACATCTTCAACGATTTGACTTGTTCTAGTCATCTTATCTCCTTATATTGCGGGGTAACTCCAGGGGTCAGTCCAGTTCATGCTACGAAACTCTCACCGCAACCGCATGATACTCTGTCTGGAATAGTTACTTTGAATTGTGGCATGAAGTCGCCCGTGTAGTCTATCGTGGCTCCGTCCATGTATGACAATGTAAACTTATCTATCACAAAGAAACGATTATCACCGATAGACCAAGTGCCGTCACCTTCTTCTGAACTGTATTCTGAATCTACACCCCACTTGGCAATCAAACCAGAGCACCCGCCCCCTTGCAGTTCATAACGAACTACCGGCGTATTGTTCCTAGAACAGATTTCATCCATCTGCTCTAGGGCTCTGTCTGTCACGGTGATGTTCACCTAATTAGAAACCACCAGACTGCTGTTCCGACCACTGCGAGGTCCAAACATATCGAATACAATAGATATGCCCGGACGACCCAGGGTCGTGCGTTCCGGAGGTACTTCATTTTGCTTTCTCATTATGTTCCTTCTGGTAATGTTGATTTCTTTTTCTTCCAACCAACATTCTCTGGTGCTTCATGTCCCAGTGCTGTATTACGTTCTATCCATTCTTCTTCGGTCATACATACTATATCTTCAATATTACCTAGGCCATAGGTATAAGACATCATCTGTTGAAAAATCATTGGACCAAGTACTGGTATCATTTCCTCGCACTGTTCTTTGCTGTCAAACTCATTTACATCTTGCAACCATCCTAATGGCGGTACTACTCCCATTAGGGTAACATTAAGTAACACCGTAATAAAAAAGGTGTTCATTTAATTATACTCCTGTTTTGTAACTTTGTCAACCCCTAGATGAGTCCTTTCCACTCGTTAGTCACTGGTCTGGTGTGTTGCCCTCTGATTTGATAACTGCCATCCAACCATGCTTGAAGATCATTATAACCTCCAATATGTACTTCATACTCTCCCCTTGCGGATTGATATAAACATACCTGGGGAACTTTACTAGCGTTGTTTGTTTTTTTCTTGAAGGCTTCCAGATATTCCTTCTTCTCCATTATATTCACAAACCGCCAATTCTTATTATAATGATCCAACAGTACTTTGGCTTTCTGGCAATACTCGCACTCCTCAGTACCGTAGACTGTATACAATTCACTTACCTCATACATACCCAATTCAATAACCTCCTCCATTTAGTCGGTTGTCTACCATCACACCCACAAGGATTCTTGGGAGTGCAGGTACACGGATCACAAGTACAATTCTCACATGAACAATCAGGATTGTTACATACCATAGCTGTCATGTTATCTGTCATTTTCCCTGTCCTCTATATTTCTTCCAATCTCGTTTCTTATATTTATTCGTTGGACGACTCAACGGACTATTACCGATAGAGGTTCTTTTCTTTATTCTCATTCCCTGTACGGCAGGATTCTCTTTTGCTTTTCTCATAATGGACCTAACTTCTCTCTATTCTGTAAATGTTCCTCAGCGATCTCCTCTTTGGATCTCCCATGATAAGGAACTGCATGATGTTTTTCTATCATCATATCATTCAACATCCTCCAACCATCTGTCTCTGTATCATACACCTCAAAGAATCCCAGTATTCTGCCAAACTTACCTTTACCATCCTTTTGTGTAATCAATGTTTGTGTACTTCCCTTTGGCAGATGTGATTGTACATACGCCTTAGCGGCTTTACCATATTTCTTTTCTACCAAATCCCGTGTTCGACTCTCAGGTGTATCAATACCAGCAAAACGTATACGTTGTTTTCTCAACCACACACCAAACCCTAAGTCTATATCAACGTCTGTTGTATCGCCATCAATAACTTTTATAATTTTGCATTTGTATTCGTACATTATCTCTCCAGTTGTCCTTTAAAAGATTTCATTGCGCCTGTTCTACTATCCCCACCAGACAAGTTTCCGTTAGGTGGCAATGCTCCAACAGTATCCGGACATATTACTAGGTCTTGATGATATTCTGCAACGTCTTTTCTTAAGTTTACTTTGTGCACCAACTTCGTTATATAATATGTATTCATATAAGCCCAACGTGCATCCTCTCTCCGTGTTTTATCTGCACCATAAGAAGGCAACTCTAACTGAATACCATCACCAACTTGCAGGCCAGACAGACCATATACCGTTATTCTCATGGCCGTATATCTATCGTGATAATGTTGCATATTATCCAAGTTCTTTGTAAGCAACTCTGGATTACCTAATGAACCAGTTGTTGTAACACCATCAGCACCAGCTCTCTCCCACATATTTACACCACTAGTACTATTGTAAAATACTCTACCATCAGGAAACTCATCAAACGCCTTACTGTCATGGAACTCTGGAAAATTGTCCGGGCGTACTTGGGGTGGGAAAGAATCCCCTGTTGGAACATATGCTGTCCCTGGAGTTATATGCAAATGTGGTGGTTTGGTATACCCAGCCGTCAATGATGGTAAATCGTGTGTATATCTAGCAGATCCATGATGAACTACCTTATGATAGGAGTCATGTTCTATCATCTTTGAAGCAAACATACCCCGGCGAATCTCTGAATAAGTATCTCCTATTCGTAACCATTGTGCGTCAATAGTATTAATCATCATTCTCAGGTAATTGCCTTCTACAGCACCACCTGGTATGGTATAATGCATTTGTTTATCTGATGCGGGTTTTCTTCTACCAGTACCATCTTGTGCGTGTAGTGTTTTGAACCGATAACCCTTTGTCGTTTCGTAAAAGTTATATCCAGGGACACCATGTGTCTTATTACGAGCCTTATCAGCGATAGCCCGGATAGCATCAAAGGGGTGCATATTGGGAATAATGATCTTTATAATATCTTGTGTATCTTCAATCCACACATCCTTTTTAGTTTTTAGATGTGTTTTCATTATGTCTTTGACAATCTCTGAATAAGTATCCTCGTATGCCTGTGATACTCGTACACGTTCATTATTCATTAGTTCTGGAGCACAGAAGTGTATACGATACAGTTGACCAGCTGCAGACGATGCCCCACTACCAACATCATAAGGACGCAAGTTTTCTATTTTATGAACGTGTAAGGGATGCTGTGTATGATCTACAGAAAACTCCGAACCAAACGTCTTGAATTTTAGTCTGAGAAGTTCCTGTCCAGTGATAGTGTGTAATCCAGATGGTGATGGTTCTTTCAAGAAAGCACTGACCAGATTGTCCAAATCCATCAGTTCACACCAACCTGTGATACCCGGCTTATCTATATCTTCAAAAATATATATTTCTTGAATGTATAAACTAATACCATGAGTCACTCCACCATAATCTAGTTCAGCCTCTTCTAAAAGATATCGACCAGGAGTGTTACCCTTCTCCGGACCGCAATTATCGTAAAGGTCATAAAAGACATTAAATGATATAGCCATTACGACACTACTTCACGGGCAAACTCCGATGCGACTTGACGGACATATTGTGGATCTAAAACTCGGATTTGTTTTTTATTGGCATTCAGATTTTCTTCGTATTCGTAATTTGTTATAGCCAATGCTCCAACATGATCGGAAGGAACTGTAATCTTCTTATTAGTATCACCTGATGATTGTGCCGCCTCATAATGATGAACACCATTCACATTAGTATACTTTGCCTTTACAAATCGTTCCAAGTCTCGTAACCCCATTGGCCAATCGTAATAGGGGTCTACCACATCATTGGTCATAAGAATAATCCAATGTAGTTTAGCATCACCATACTGTTCATATGCTACATCTTCTGGCCGTTGACCTTCCTTTACATCATACTTGGAGAATATGGAATTGTTATTCTGTACTGCCTTTTTTATTTTTACTCGTATCAGAAAGTCACGAATACTTTTAGTATTTTTGTTTCCAGTTACATCGTAATCTATCTTTGGAAATTTAGTAAAATAACTCATAGGACTACATCACCTCCTGCACCCATACCAAAGTACGGATCTCTAAAATCCTGTTGAGTAAGGATTTCCATTTCTTTGAAGGCCAATGATATGTCTACCTGTGTTGGTAAATCATTATCAGAAAACACATTGAATTTGTCTCCACCATACTTGATACCCACACTAGTCAATACACTCATCTTGAAATGCATCTCTGCAATATTTCTAGGTTGAATGGTAATATCAAAAACATGAGGAACATTATATAAACGTAGTACATCACCGCCACCAGTCAGTAGTTCTGGAGATGAATAAAACTTAAAGAAATTACAAATAGTCAAAATAATTTGAGAGTCTGTCCTGTTTCTTGGTCGTAACGAGAAATTAAAAGAATGATCCCTATATCCAGGACCACTATACGATATATATGCCTGTTCAAGAGCTCGTGAAGATACACCACCAATCCCAAGCATACCTTCTGCCCGAGCCTTTACGATATCCATAGTACCAGATACACTCTCAACCTTTTCAACACCAGCATTACCCTTCTCAGATTTTGGTTCTGCCTTCCCACCATCTTTACCCATAAACAAACCCAATATTTGAGATCCGGCGGCTTGCATTTCATTTGCTGTCGATTCATCCCAACCCTGTTGATAGGTAGTCTCTAGACCTTCTGGTGGTACTGGTAACCAGGCCCAATTACCAGTGGCCTGTGTTTTCACTTGACCAATAGCCGATTCTGATAATATTTTACGAGCATGGAACCCTATCATGGGCATACCGTCCTCGTATTTAGATGGATAACTTGTTGATCCCATATCGGGCCCTCTATAAACTTATAAGTATTTATAATGAAAAGACACAAAGCATACAAAGGTAAGTTCCACCCAGGCAACCCTAAAAAGTATAGAGGTAATGTGAGAAACATTATCTATAGGAGTATGTGGGAAAGGAAACTTATGGTACAACTAGACCGAAACGAAAAGGTTATTGAATGGGGTAGTGAAGAAATCATTATACCCTATAGGTCTCCTTTGGATGGGAAGGTGCATCGTTACTTCCCAGACTTCTATGCTAAAGTGATCGCCTACGATGGCAGTATCAAAAAATTGATTATAGAGGTGAAACCTAAATCACAGACACGGCCGCCCAAGTCTAATCCAAAAAGAAAAACTAAAGCCTGGGCCTTTGCGGTAAAAGAGTATGCAAAGAATCAAGCGAAATGGGAATCAGCTGTTGCTTTTTGTGAAAAAAATGATATGGAGTTTAAGATTATGACCGAAGATACTTTGGGTTATTAATAAATAATGTAATGAGAAAAATTTTACTTGCCTTTTTGTTTGTATTCAGTTGTTCTGCTGTAGCTCTAACTCCTGAAAATGTAAACAAAGCCCTGGATGCCACCGTAATGGTGACAGGGGAGGATAGTGGTTTTGGATCTGGTGTGGTTATAAGTGAGGACGGCCTTATCGTCACTAACTATCATGTAATACATAGAATCGACCCTGTAATATATTTTTACAACCCTAAAGATTTGAATTACTATTCGGCAGATATTGTAGGTATTGATCCTGTTGCTGACTTGGCCCTATTGAAGGTCAATGTACCGGATGAGTATCTACCTCTAGTATATCTTGATATAGATACGGAAGTTGAGTTAGCAGAAGAAGTTATTGCTATTGGACATCCTATGGGACTACAGTGGTCAGTGACAAAAGGAATCATCAATCATCTAGAACGGCCTGGAAAGATAACACCTTATGTCAATGTTATACAGCACTCCGCTATTATAAACAGAGGAAACTCTGGAGGGCCCCTGGTCAATACTGATGGCGATATCGTAGGTATCAATACTTACATTCTATCTCCTAAAGGACAGTGGACAGGAGTAGCCTATGCTGTTCGTAGTGATACAGTATCCGAATCTATAGAGCAAATGAAAAATACTGGTGAAGTAATATACTCCGCAACAAAGATGGCAATAAGAAGTCTAAATGAATGGTATCTTACTCAACTAATAGAGGAGTTTCCTGAGGAAAAGTTACCCACAAATATATTTGGTCTAATAGTAACAGATGTGGAAGAAGATGATTATGCCTATGAACAAGGCATTAGAAACCTTGACGTTATTATTGCCGTGAATGGTGAACCAGTAAACTATCTAGACGAACTCAAACAAGTTATGAAAGGTCTATCTCCTGATGATATAGTAACACTTCTCATCATAAGAGATTCCCATATCCGAAGTATGCCTTATAAAATAGGCACACTAGACTTCGATACCTATATGGAATTCTATGATAGGGGTGAGGATTCTAATACGCGACAGCCACGTTAGTAAATGGATCGTTCACACCAACAGCAGCATTCACTCTAGTATTAGCAACATTGGTAGTAGTCATTGGAACGGAGTTCACAATGTTATTGACTACTCGACCAGCTGCACCAGCCATGGGCCCTTTACCGGCTAAAGCAGACATTCTTGCAAAGTCCATACCAGCCTTCAGTTGATGCGATGCTATAACAGCAGAATTTCCACCGGACATCATTAACTCTGGGCCCGACTCTCCTACTAGACTCACTGTACCTTTTGGTAGAAAACCACCCATACGATTTTGTTCTGAGTTCTGCAAGAAATCTAATATTGCTTGTGGCATTAGCTTTTGAGCCTGACGACCCAACCAAGTAGAACCTGTTATCCATGATTCGGGAATTATTTTCTTGAAAATATTTCCTAACAGTTTACTCAAACTAGGCAACTGAAACTTATCCAAGATTGATTCGGTATCTGCTTTACTACCCAATCCCAATTTTGTCTTTAGCCATTCAAACGGAGCTGCGATAAAATCCATCACGCCTTGGG